TGGAGCAGGTGGTGCGACTATAGGAACAGGGCAAGTACCGTTGCCACAGGAACAAGGATTTACAGGAAATGAACAACAACCTCAACAGCCAAGCCAACAACCTACAGGACAAGCTACTCAGCAAGCTCAAGCCCTTGGTCAACAACAAGGACCAATGGGACAGCTTCAGTGATTACGTTAATTATCTTATAGCACAGAATCACGCTATCATGGAGCAGACAAACGATCTTGTTATGCTTCACAGATCGCAGGGTGCTATCATGATGCTCAAGAGACTACGACAACTCAGGGACTCTGTAAACAACACAGGAAAGTAAATGGCAAGCAGTCTTTTAACAACACCTTTAAGAGGTGTCAAAAATTTAACAGATCAGCTGTTAGATATAGATGTGCCTGTAGAACAAACTGTTACAACGGTAAAATCTATTGGTAGAGGTTCAGAAAAAAAGATTGTTCCAGACGATCCTAAAAAGAATATATTTAGATTAAAAGAAGAAGTAGAAGAGCCTTTAAATCCTAGTCTTAAAAGAGCTATGGATAAAGCCAAAGCAGATCCTGAACTAGAGGGTGCTAGAGATATTATGCCAGCACCTGCAAAGTTTTTTACTCCTGAATCAAGATCCTACAAAGAAGGTTTAGCAAAAGGTTTAGAAAAATCAGGAATAGAGTTAGACTTAGATTTTGGAAACTATGTGCAGTTTGGAGGTGGTCCTCCTAAAGACGTTAGTGGTAAAACTTTTCAAAACTTATTTATTAGTCCACGCTTATCATATAAAAAGAGTACAGAGTTAAGTCGTGTTCAAGATAAAGAAACAGGAGAAATAAAACGAGGACCTGTTCAAAACAAAGCACAATCATCAGGTAACGTGTATGAGGAGAAAGCTCTAACGGATGATGATTTAAGACAAAACTATAAAACAAATACAGGAGAAAAGAAAGCTCCTGCAAAAGCACAGATTAATTTATTACAACCTGAAAAATTTAAAATACGTGTAGGAGAAAGTTTTGGAACATTAGATCATCCTATAGTAACTGTTGAGCAAGGACCTAAACATTTTTATTCTTTTGACATGCAAGTTGTAGGACCTGTAATCATGCAAAAGATTAAAAAAGATGTTCAACCTAATCTAAGACCCTCTACAATAGGAAAGATTAAATTAGGTGATGTTGTAGGTGAAATACAAATTGGAAAAAAGAAGCATCCTATATATAATAAAATAGAGATAGACTCAACAGATAGTATGCCACAGGATATGCAACCTGTACCAAAGTTTAAGCAAGGAGGAACGGCTATGAAAGATCAAATGCAAATGGCTTTTATGAATGAAGGTGGCATGAAAGATGATGGTGGCGAAACAGAACCAACATCAGGCAACAAAGTTCCTTCTGGATCACTAAAAGAAGAAGTAAAAGATGATATACCTGCAATGTTAAGCGAGGGAGAGTTTGTGTTTCCTGCAGACGTTGTGCGATACATCGGCCTTGAAACATTGATGAAGATGCGTCAAGATGCCAAGCAAGGCTTGAAGATGATGGAAAAGATGGGGCAGCTTGGCAACCCAGAAGAAGCAGAGCTACCAGACGATATTCCATTTGGCATGGCAGACCTAATTGTTGTCTCAGGGGAGATGAAAGATAAAGAAGAAAAAGCTGAAGGTGGCGCAGTTGGACTGGCAAATGGTGGTGGATTATTTGATGATCCAAGATTCCAAACAGGAGATACAGGTCAAGACCCAACAGTGTACACACCAGAAGAAGAACAAGAAATAAAAGGTGCGTTAGATGAGCCTATGCAACCATCTGACATTCAAATAAAAAAGATAATCAATCCTAGCAATCCTGATGACTTCATGATGTGGTCATTCGACAAAGAGGGTAATCCTTTGTACCCACTACCTGAAGGATACGTTGTAGACGATACACCAGTAGAAGATTCATATTCTAATGTAATATCAAGAAGAGAGCAACCAACAGATTCTGATTCTGGTGATTCAGATCGTACGATTGACCCACGAGACTCAGCAGGAATGACGCTGCCTAGAGCCGATGAGTTTATTGATAGTGACTTATATGGCGAGGGAAATAAAAAAGGAAAGTATGCTTTATTTAGTAAAGGTAAACCTATAAGATTACAAAAAACTACGCTTGACAATTTATCTATGGAGTACGAAAAACTTAAAGAGATTGATCCAAAACTAACCTTTGAACAATACTACAATCTACCTACATACGATAAAGTCAGGTTCTCGCTAAGATCATCTTTAGGAAGAGATCCAGACGCAAAAGAAATAAATGCTGCAATCAAACAAGCACAACAAAGTCCAACAGGACTATTAAGTTTTCTAAACCCAGTAGTAGGAGCAATCAAATCGTTCTTGAGTCCTGATGCTTCTGGAGGGTTTACAGATGAGGACTACAGAAAACAAAGAGATGAACGAGAGGTGGCTGTTAGAAACCTTACCAACTTAATTGATCCTAGATCACAATCACCATATGGTGACGCAAAAGGTGTGGTATCAGAAGCTGATTATCAAAAGTATAAGAGAGATACTGAACTACAATCACAAGCCATGTTTCCATCAACAGGCAGGGTTGGCAAGGTAGATGACTTCTTATTAGGTGTGCGTAGAGATCCTACAGGAAAGAAACCACCGACAATATTTAAAGGTAACAGGAATCCAGATGGATCACCTAAATACGAACCTCTTACAACTGATGTTTTAAGTAGGCTAGAAAAGAACAGACAAGAAGCTACTGACCCACAGAAAGCACTTGACAGGATGCAAGAGCAAGCTGCAGCATTACGGCCTGATATACAACGAGCAGAAGAGTCAGCAGGTAGGGGTGACTTAGATACTGTGGCACAGAACGAAGCGTTTGAACAACAGATGCAGGAAGCTCAAGCTATAGCAAGAGGAGCACCTAGAAGTTCATCGACAGGTGGAGGTCGAACAAGTAATTTTGGGTATGGTACTGATGCAGGATTTGGATATGGAGGAAGTGATGTAGTAACACCCTTCTACGTAGGAGGTGTACCCACTAAACCTATGAAACCACAAAGACTGAAGAAAGGTGGTATAGCTTCACCCAAAGCTAAACCAAAGAAAATGAAGAAGGGTGGATTGGCTTCATCACGTAAAAAATAAATCCACATTATGTTGGCTACCTAACTCCCCATCAACATGGCATACAGTTAGCCCTAACGAAAGGTAAAGTAAATGGCAGAAGCAAAAGTAATGGCGCAAGACGCAACACCAAAAAAAGTAATGGCGTTAGCATCTCGTAAATATTCAAGAGATGATAAAATTAAAAAGGACGAAGAGGAATTAGAACAACTCATCGCAGAAAATAAAGGAGAGGTAAAGGCAGAAGCTGAAGAGCAAGAGCCTGAACCAACCTCTGCAGAAGAGAAGACCTTCAAGAAAAGGTACGGTGATCTACGAAGACATGCTCAACAAAAGGAAGCAGACCTTCAGTCGCAGATAGATCAGCTACGTATACAGCTTGATGAGTCTACTAAAAAACAAATCAAACTTCCAAAGAGTGACGAGGATATTGAAGCGTGGGCAAAAGAATATCCTGATGTTGCTGGCATCGTAGAAACAATAGCTATCAAAAAGTCACGAGAGCAAGCAAAAGCTTTGGAAGACAAGATTAAACAGATAGACGAGATGCAGGTATCTGCCACAAAGGAACGAGCTGAAGTGGAGTTACTTAAACTGCATCCTGATTTTGTGGACATCCGTGAAGACGATGACTTTCATAATTGGGCTGAAGAGCAACCTAAATGGGTACAGCAAGCTCTGTATGAAAATGATAACGATGCAAAATCTGCAGCTAGAGCTATTGACTTATATAAAGCTGATAGAAATATTGGCAAGAAAAAGTCAACATCTAAAGATGCTGCGTTTGCAACAAATACTAAAACATCACGGACTAAACCTCAAACAAACGATGAGTCATCTTATATGAAGGAGTCTCAAGTACAAAAAATGTCCTCACAGGAATATGAAAAGCGAGCAGATGAAGTCATGGAAGCTATCCGAACAGGTAAGTTTGTATATGATGTTTCTGGTTCAGCTAGATAAAAAAAGTGTTGACATTTAATAAAATATACATATAACTATGTGTATACTATCAAACATGCACGTATAACCCCTTTATGGACAACTTATAAGTGCATGTTATTCTAGCAAAAAACAATGTGATGAGAATAACCTAGTTTAACTAGCCCAGAATGTACATCTGCACCTAGACCTGAACTAGCCCCTGTATCAGTAATTGTAATTTGCATCTGTGAACCTGAAAAAGTAAGGAGGATTAACTATGGCTTTTTCAACTGCTGCAGGATACGGAAACTTACCCAATGGTAATTTTAGTCCTGTAATCTACTCCAAACAGGTGCAACTTGCGTTTCGTAAGGCATCTGTTGTGGAAGGTATCACAAACTCTGATTATTTCGGTGAGATTGCTCAGATGGGTGATACTGTTAAAATTATCAAAGAGCCAGAAATTACGGTAAAATCGTATGCTCGTGGCACAACAATCACACCTCAGGACTTGGACGATGAGGATTTCTCTCTAGTCGTTGACAAAGCAAACTACTTTGCATTTAAAGTCGATGACATTGAGGAAGCTCATTCACATGTCAACTTCCAATCTTTAGCAACCGACAGAGCTGCTTACAGACTTTCAGATCAGTACGATCAGGAAGTACTAGGCTACCTCTCAGGTTACAAGCAGTCAGCATTACACGCTAGACCAGACACAGTAAATGATGCTGTATCAGGTTCTAAAGCTGTATCAACTGCTGCTTCAGACGAATTACTTGCAACTATGCAGGTAGACGCTGAAGACTTCAACGGTGGTTCTTCAGGCAACTCTATTGTTGTTCAGCCAAGAGGTATGGGCGATGGTGTTAACACCACTGCTGCACATGCTACACCTCTAGCTGTTATCAACAGAATGGGGCGAAAGCTTGACCAACAGTTTGTTGATAAAGAGGGAAGATGGCTTGTAATCGACCCAGTCTTTGCTGAATTGCTAAAAGATGAAGACTCCAGAATTATGAACGGTGACTTTGTTTCTTCAAAGGACGAACTCAAAAATGGAATGATCTTTAGCAACTTGCATGGCTTCAAAGTGTTCATGTCAAACAACCTACCTGAAGTCGGTGATGGTCCAACAGGAGCTACTTCTACAGGATCAAGCCACTTTGGTGTAATCGTTGCAGGACATAGTTCAGCAGTAGCCACTGCAGAGCAAATCAACAAAACAGAGACATATCGTGACCCTGACAGCTTTGCTGACATCGTCAGAGGTATGCATCTCTATGGACGTAAAATATTACGACCTGAAGCACTTACACGTGCTATATATGTCTCAAAATTCTAAGGGAGGGTAAATCATGGCTACAATTACAGCAACTCTTGCAAATACTCATGGTTCTTCTTCTCGTGGAAGACAGCCATATTATGTGCAACAAATCGTTGACCTAACAGCTAACAGCATTAATCCTAACGGTGATGTAGTGCAGTGTCTTACTGTACCTGCAAACACCAAAATTATTGCTGCAGGTTTTCAGGTAACAACAAGTGCAACTATGAATACTGGTACTGACGCAACAGCTGCCCTCGGCACTGGTGCAGATGATAACGAGTATGTAACTGCATTTGACATTGACGGTGCATCTGACGGAGCTTATGCTCCTAGTGTTACCGTGTCTGCTGATTTAGTTATTACTTCAGCCGATACTTTGGACTTAACATTAGCAGGAAGTGGAGCTTCATTTTCTGCAGGTAAGATCAGAGTATATGCTGTCCTACAGGACGTTAGTGACATCGGTGAGATGGAAGCTGACGAAGTGGGCAGGGATCAGCTTGCATAAATTATAATTTAGGGGGCAGGTGAAAGCTTGCCCTCTATTTTAATATAAAGGAATACTAATGGCAGATACAGTCACATCACAAACAATACTAGACACACCTTATAGATTAGTTATGAAGTTCACTAATGTAAGTGACGGTACAGGAGAAAGTGCCGTTAAGAAGGTAGACGTAAGTTCATTCACTGCAGGTGAAAAAGGTGCAACATGCACAGGTGTAACAATAGACAGAATACATTTTGTAAATGACGGAATGAAAGTGCAGATACTTTGGGATGCGACTACAGATGTAGAAGCATACAAACTGTTGGATACTGAAGGATATTACGACTTTACAAGCTTTGGTGGATTACAAAATAATGCAGGTTCAGGTAAAACAGGTGACATTATGTTTACAACTGTTGGAGCTGCAAACACAGAAACATATAACATCATACTAGATATGACAAAACAATCCTAAGAAAGGATACTAATGTCTGGTACGTATATAACATTAATTAACAGTACGCTTGCAAGATTAAATGAAGTACAGCTAACAACAGGTACTTTTCCTAATGCTAGGGGCATACAAACTCAAGCTAAAAATGCTGTAAATGAAGCTATACGGTATATTAATCAAAAAGAGTTTGCGTATCCTTTTAACCACGCAACAGAAACAAAGACACTTACAGCAGGTACAGTTAGATACAGTTTGCCAACATCAACTAAACATGTAGACTATAATACATTTAGATTAGTAAAAGATGAAGACTTAGGAAATAGTGGATATAAGTTAGGCATACTACAGTA